TTGCAGGGCAGTGAGGCTCATAGGCGGAGATCGCGGCGGTAGTGGAAATCCCGTAGGCAGGACACGAGCGAGAGCAGGTGATCGGAGAGCGCGGCATTGCCAAGCGGCTCAGCGGCCGGAGTGAGCTGCACGGGCGCATCCCAGACGGCATTGTTTTCCTGAAACTCAAAGGTGCATACGACGGCGGTGGAGTCATCCTCCGCACGGATGTGGATGACGCGCTGACCGTTGGCGCGGTCGAGCTCGGTGGTGGTCTCTTGCAGTGTGTGGCGCATGCTGCGCTGACTGTGTCAAAAAAGAGTGGGGCCACTGCTCAACCAAAAGCAGTGGCCCCGATGCGTCTCTTTGCAAACCCCGGAGGAACACGGGGAAGTCTTATCAGCCGAGCAGGCCTGCGATGAATTCAGGCTTCCAGGCCTTGGCCTCATACATGCAGGTCAGCTCAAGCATGTTCATGCCCCGTCCCTTATACAGGGCAAGGTCGAAGACCAGACCAGTCTTGTCATCATAGATGACTTCGTGCTGGCCGGAGTCACCGCCCTCTGGCATGGCTGGCGGGCGCATGACGAGCTCGATGGCGGAGCGGTGGAAACCGACGTTGCCCGTGTAGGCATTCCCCACCGTGACAGTCTTGTTGTTGGCCAGCGCAGCGCGCAGACCGGGATAGTTCAGGACGATGTCCTGGTCACCGTCACCAGCGCAGCCGGAGAAAACGCCGTAAACATTGGTGTCCGACTCAAAGGCGAGCAGATCACCGGCGACCACGGTGCCAGTGCCGGTGTCGATGTGGATGGCACGATCACCAGCGACGTAGCCAGCGACGAGGTCGACGGCATAAGCGGCACCCGTGCCTTTGGTATGAGCGGCGACACCGGCACTCTCACGGATGGAGAAGTTGTGCAGGTTCATGAGCTCACCACGGCGGAGCAGGTTGTCACTGCCAGCTTCATTGACCTTGTAAAGGTTGGCGAGGTTGCGCATGTTGGCACCGGCCGCGCTGTTGATGACCAGGGAGAGCTCACCGTCAGACAATGGGCAGCCGTTGTCCTGCAGGATCTGGCGCATGGTGGCGATCAGATTGGCCGTGCTGGCAAAGGGTGTGGTGCCTGCGGTGCCGACGGCGCGGCTGATGGCGTTCTTGGCGACGATACCGATGCGGGTCTCGATGGCATTCACGATGGTGCGGATGCTCTGAGCGATCAAGCTCTGGAAGGCAGCGGCACCAGCGGTGTTGTTGAGCTGGCGGACAAGCTCACCTTTGAGCGGGATCTGCACGTTCGCGACCTGACCGATGGTCATGGTGTCCGCGGCCGTGGTGATGTCAGCAGCTGCTGGCACCGACATGGCGGGCGTGTAGCTGGTGTTCAGTGTCGGCTGGGAGCTGCGGAAGCTGTTGACCGTGCCACCGACGGAGACGCCTGCATCGCTGGCATTGATCATGCAGCCCTGGATAAATCCAGTGGCTTCACGTGCGACCTGGTCGCGGGCAGCGTAGACGAGTTCAGTGAGACCTGTGAGAGAAATATCGTTCGACATAGTGGGTGGGTTTTAAGAGCTGACTTTCGGGAGAATGGGGGATGTCAATGTTTAGGCGGCGACGAGCTTGCCACCGTCACGGAAGAAGGTGTTGCGCTCGGGATGGCTGAGGGCGCGGAACTCGTCATGGGTGAGGGTCTTTTTCTCAGCGGCTGGGGCTGCACCCGGAACTGGGGCACCTGCACCGGCGGCAGCGGCGGCACCGTTTTTCACCAGGGCTTGCAGCTTGGTGATCTCAGCGGTGAACTCAGACTTGATGGCGGCGCAGCCTGCTGCGACGGCGTCATCAAAGAGCTTCTTGGTTTCGGGATCTTCGAGGTTCATCTCGACCTTGGGCGCCGCGGGCTTGTAGGCGGCGATGAGGTCGGTGAGTTGGTCTTCTGTCTCATCACCTTTGACGGTGATGCCGACGAGGGAGGCGAGGGCGAGGAGTGCTTTCATGTGGGATGGGTCAGGGGCGCGTGGAGCGGTTGCAGGCGCGGTGATGTCAAACAGGGCGGCGGGCAGCATGGTGAAGAGATGTGCCCACTCGTTCTTGAATGCCTTGGCCTTGGTGCCGGTGATGAGTGCATCAGCGAAGCCTGCATCGATGGCATCCTGCCCGAAGAACCAGGTGCCCTGCTGCGACTTCATCCAGTCGCGGATCTGCGCTTCGGTCTGCCCGGTGCGGCCGATGTATAGGGCGACGATGCGGTCCTCAAACTGGGCGGCAATCTTGGCTGCGGCGTCGAGTTCGTCGGCATTACCCATGGCACCAGCGGTGACGCGGTGAATCATGACGCGGCCGTTCTCGGCGATCTTGATGGTCTGCCCGGCGAGCATGATGACGCTGGCCATGCTGGCGGCCATGCCGGTGATGTTGACGGTGACTTCTGCTCCGCTGTTTTTCAGGGCGTCATAAATGGTGAAGCCATCACAGCAGTCGCCGCCAGGGCTGTCGAGATTGAGCACGATGGTCTTGGGCTGACCTGCGGCCGCCAGCGCATCGGCGAAGGCTTTGGCAGAGACACCCCAGCAGCCGATCTCATCGGTGATGTCGATGGTTAGGCAGTCATTGGCGGCGGCGCGGAAGTGGAACCAGGAAGGCATGCACGCCGCCGGGTGTCAATGCGACCTCAGTCGGCTGAGGAGGTGTCGATGGCGGCGAGCTCGGCGGCGATGTCATCAGGTGACAGGGTGCCAGCCATGCCGGCCATGGCCTGCAGATGCGCGGGATCGATGGCGAGCAGGGTGGCAATGCTGGCGGGGATGTCTCCGCGATTCGCCAGGGCGAACTGCACGTCACCAAGCTTCTCCAGAATGCGAGCCTGCCGCACAGCGAGTCCACTGCCGCCGGTGCGGCGCTCAATGAAGTCTTCCATGGTCTCGGCATTGGCGCGCAGGCGCTCCATGTCGGCACGGTGATCACGACCGAGATCGACGGATGGATCTGGATCACAGACGAAGTCGATCTGGTTCCAGTCCTCCACGGTGGCGAATTGATAGAGCGGGCCGCCTGGCTGCATGGCATCTGCCAGCACCCATTCCCATGTCCACTGCAGGAGTGGATAAAGCAGGACGCGCAGGTTCTCATGCGCACGGCGCACTTTTTCAATCACACCACGGAAGGCGGTGCCGCCGAGACTGCCCATGCCAAAGATCCACTCGACGGGATAACCGAGACCAAAGACGAAGGGATGAGTGAGCTCTTCCAGAATGGTCTTGAATGGGATGGCCTCTCCACCCTGAAAGAAGTTCATGGTCTCACCTTCAGCCAGGGGAATCATGACGGCGCCATCGGCGATCTCAACAAAGCGCTTGCCAGTATCGGCGGCAGGTGTGCCGGTCTTCTCAGCAGCCATGGCCTGCTGCATGGCATTGGGCACTTTACCATCACGGGTGGTGGTGGCACCGAGCAGGGCGCTGCGGATCTTGGCGCTGTGCTTGCGGATGGCTTTCAGATCGAGCACATCGAGCAGGTCTTCATTGCTGCGGAAGATGACGGGGGTTCCGTGGTATTGGTTGAAGCGCTCATGCTGCTTCAGGTGGAAGACATTGGCAGCGGAGATGTCGAGTGTCTTGGCACTGGCCGATGACATGGTTGAGTCATCCAGGCGGACCCGCAACGTCTGGAGCTGGTCGAGTGCGTTGTATTGCAGGCCATCGAGCCAGCGGCCGAGCTTGGCCTCGGTGGTGCTGAGATTGCCGGTGGCCAGCTGATCACGGGTGAGGGTCTGGATCTGGAGCCTGCGGCGCGACTTGTCTGAGAGTGACCAGGTGGTGGCGATGTCACCATTGTCGGCGACCTTTTGCAGGAAGATCTCGCCATCGCCCAAACAAGCGGCGAGCCAGCGGGCCTGCAGATCGGCAAGGGTGCCCTCTTTCCGAATGTCCACGGCGCGGGAATCGGCCCATGATTTGTAGAGCTTGGTGGCCGCGGCTTTGAACTCGGGATTCTCTGAGCAGGATTTTAGGCCGATGCCTTTGCCGATGGCTTCCTTTGGCAGACCGCTGATGCAGTAGGAGACGACGGGGATTTTCTCCTGCAGGAAGCGGCTGATCTGCACGCGGTCGCGTGACTTGCTCATGCCCTCAAGCTGCTTCGTGGACCATGGCTGATAGGTGGGCAGCACGCGGTAGGTGCCGGTGCTGGTGGGCAGTGCAGCATTGACTGGCCCGCCACTTGCTTTGGTGCCGGTGATGATGGTGCTTTTTGACGCGGATTTTTTTGCCATGATGATTAGCCGAGGATGTCGGCAGGGGCTCCGTCAAAACGGAAGCCGAAGGGTTTTGAAAACTGGCTGGCGGTGGCTCCGGCCTGCTGGGCCTCGACGGTCTCGATGGCGGCGCGGAGGGCGGCGCGGCGATCCTCCGGCGTGCTGCTGCGGAACTGGGCGCTGTGACTGGACCCGACGAAGCTGAGGCTGGTGATCTCCTCACCACTGCGATCGGCGGCGGCCTCCAAATACAGATCACGCAGCCAGTTGAACTGGGCGGTGAGATCGGTGTCGTAACGCAAGCGGGCCTCAAAGAGATAGTCGCTGGTGAGGTCGGAGATATTGACGGTGGCCATCACGCGGGAAGGCTGTGTCAAAGGAAGCCCGCAGCGCGGGCGATCTGGCTGGCCAGCACGGCATACTTGCCGCAGTCGCCAAAGTGGTCACTGAGCACGCGCTTCCACTTGCCTGTCTGGCGGTCTTTTTGCTGATGGCTGAGGCCCTGCATGAGATCGAAGTCGGCATCGGCAGGGATGCAGACGGGTGGTCCTTTTTTCCGCTGGATGCGGCGGCCATAGAACTCGTCCTTCAGTTGGGTATCGCTGTAGGTGTAGAGCTTCAGGTTAGGCCGAGAGGCGGCGCGGGTTTCGTTCCATGTGCCGACTGCGGCGTCATTGCCTTTCACGGGCCAGAAGAATCCGCCGCTGCGCTCACAGATGTCATAGCATTCTTCAGTGGCCCAGCCTGTGTCGATGTAGCCGACCTGTGGAATGCAGAACTCGGTGGTGCCTGCGATGTAGTAACGCAGGCTGGAAAGGAAGCTGGCACTGATGAGATCACGCTCGGAGATGAGTGTGCCCCAGTCGATATACATGACGCTCATGTCTGGCATGATGGCGCTGACGGCCCAGTGCGTGGCTTTCTCGCCGGGGTCGGCAGTGAGCACCAGCATGCGCGGGCGGGTCGGCAGGACGCGCCGGGCATAGACACCTTTGAGCGCAACGATGTGTTTCTCGGTGACGTTGTAGGCGAGCGCTGACCAGGGCAGAGCAAGCCATGAGTTGTAGTAATTCTGCAGGCCGGTGGTGATGAGGTCGCCTTTCTCAAGGAACTCTTTGGCCATGTCGCCAAAGGTGACCTTCGGTGCGTAGAAGCTGGGGATGCGGAAGCTGCGATCTGAAAGCGGTGCATTGAGATTATGATGCACTTCCTCATATCCATCGATCATGGCAGGCTTCGATTCATCGGCGATGAGGCAGCCATTCTTCGGGCAGACGTAGCGCACGGATGAACGCACTTTTTCAATGTCCCACGTGCCATCGGTGCGCCGTGCATCCGGCGACCAGATGAGCGAGCGGTAGGAATCCGAGGAGGCGCGCTCCTGCTCGGCCTCAAGGATGTCCTCGAGATCTTCCTCGGCCGCCGCGGTTTTCTTGACTTCAAACTCAAACGGGAAGTGGTGGCCGCAGTGCGGGCATGGCACATGAAAGTGGGTCTGGGTGCCGCGCTCGTAAGTCTGCCAGGCGATGTGGTTGGGCGTGTTCGGCGTGAAGTCCATGAGCTGGAGCTCAAGGCCACGGAATTCTTTGGTGCGCTCAAAGGCGAGCTTGATGGGATGGGCCTCGGGCGCCTGGTCGCGCTGATGCTGGATGACCTTGGCTGCTTCGCAGATGTAGACGATGCCCTGCGTGCTGCCGCTTGTGGAGGTGTCGGAATTGATCCCCTCAAACACGATGAAGCCGCCTGACATCTCCATGGCAAGCTTGCGGAATTTCGCGGGATCGAAGGGCTTGTGGATGCGCAGCGCGTGGTTTTCTTCGATCAATGCACCGAGCCTTTTCTCGCTGATCTCGACGCGCAGCCAGTCCTCG